ACTGATTGGCCCATAAGGACACCCAAGTTGAAGTCGAAAATCGGATACTCGTCGCAACCAGAAACTTCAATTTAGGACTGAAAAAATGGCTAATACAATCGATCAAGCCTTTATCAAACAGTTCGAGACAGAAGTACACATGGCGTATCAGCGTATGGGTTCTAAACTACGGAACACAGTACGAACTACGAATGTTACTGGCTCGACTGCAAGATTCCAAGTAATTGGAAAAGGCACAGCAAATACAAAATCCAGAAATGGTAACGTAACTCCAATGGAGCTTGCACACACTAACGTAGAAGTTACTATGGCTGACTTCTATGCACCAGAGTATATTGACAAACTTGATGAGTTGAAAATTAATATCAACGAACGTCAGGCTGTTGCTCAATCTGCTGCTGCTGCGTTGGGTCGTAAAACTGACGAGATTATTACAACAGCTATGGATGCTGGTGCTAATTCAACTCAGCTTCACGATACATCATCTGCTGTTGAAAAAGCAGATCTATTGTCAACTTTTGAAACAATGGGCAATGCAGATCTTCCAGAAGACGGACAGCGTTATATCGCAATGTCTCCTGCTGGGTTTGCTGATTTGTTTGCTATAAACGAATTTGCTTCAAGTGATTTTGTTGGTGATCAAAACTTACCTTTTGCTGGTGGCATGACAATGAAAGAGTTCTTGGGCTTCAAGATCTTTTCAACGTCTGCTGTAGCTGGTGGTAAGAACTTTGTTTATCACACAACCGCTATTGGGCTTGGAATTAATTCTGATGTAACAACAGAAGTTAATTACATTGCTGAAAAAGTTTCACACTTAACCACATCTATGAGGTCTATGGGTTCCGTCGTTATTGATAACGAAGGTGTCTATGAACTATTAGATAATAACTAGGAGGGTTAGAAAATGGCTTTTGCTTCAAGTGGACTAACTCGTGTTGGTGGTGATTCAAACGGTAGCTTATGGATGTATACATCTGCTGATGCTATCGCAACTGTAAACACTGCTGGTTACTTTAATAGTGCAGCAAACATGCTTGCTATTCGTGACTTAATTATCGTTCGCGATAGTAATGTTCCGACAACAAGTTTTTGTACTGTTCTTTCAAATACTGGTTCTGTTGTTGACGTATCTGATGGTACGGCAGTAGTAGAAACCGATACAGACTAAGGGGATGGGGGCTTCGGCCCCCAACTTTCTATGCCAACAGTTGCAGATACATCTATAAAAATATGCTCAAGGGCTTCGATTCTTATCGGTGGTAATGAAATACAATCATTTACCGATGGAACAACAGAGTCAGAAGTAGCTAATGCAGTTTATGAAGATATTGTTAGAACGGCATTAACAAATACTAGATGGCGTTTTGCTTCAGACCAAGCAATATTAAACAGATTAACAAGCCAACCAACAGGCAGATGGGAAGCTGCATATCAGTTACCAACTGCATCCCTAATGGTTCATGCTTTAACAGTTAATGACAATGTAATTAAATATAATACTTATGGTGATAAGGTATTTTGCAATGCTGCATCAGCAGATGAGGTTGTTGCTGATTATAATTACAGAGCTTTAGAAAACGACTTTCCTTCATATTTTACTATTGCTTTGCAGCACATGATTGCAGGAGCTTTTGCCATCTCTTTAGCTAGAGATGCTCAACTCGCTGAGTTAATGGAACAAAAAGCAATGATGTATATGGCTCAGGCAAGAAGACTAGACTCGCAACAACAAACAACTATAAAGTTAAACACATCACGATTGATTGCACAAAGGCGTAGTTAATGCAGAAAGTAAGAGTTGCACAAAACAGCTTTCAATATGGTGAGGCGAGTGCTTCTCTAACAATGCGAACAGATAGCCCTGTGTATGCAGGGTCAGCACAATCATTGCAGAATATGGTAGTAATGGCTGAAGGTGGTGTTAAAAAACGATTCGGCATGAAACATATATATGATTACTCTTTAACATATAATTCTTCCTATCCAGAACAATCACACCTTATGCCGTTTATTTTTGATAATAACGAAGAGTATATTATTTCTATAGAGCATCAGAAAGTAAGATGTTTTCGTGTTGTAGATGCAACTACCGTTACTTTAGTTGCAACAATTACCGCTGATACAAGCAGTGCTGCTTTACCATTTGATAGAGACTATTTACAGCAATATACATTTGCTCAATCTGGCGATGTAATGTGGATATGCCATCCTTTGTTTATGCCGAGATTATTAATAAGAACAAGTTTAACTGCCTTTGAGGTTCAGACATATTCTTTTGATACTCGACAAGATGCAAAAAAAACTTTCCAACCATATAGTAGTTTTCATGATACAAGCATACAATTAACAGCAGGTGCATTTTCTGGTAGCACTACTTTTTCAACAAACTCACCCTATTTTACAACAGCGCATGTTGGAGTTAAAATAAGATTCCAACAAAATGAAGTAATGATAACTGGATTTACAAATTCACAAGCAGTTACTGGCAGTATTATCGACTCATTAACTATTAACCTGTCTGTTTTAAATCCAATTAGAACAAGAGAAGGCTCAACTGTTTTTGAACTTACTCATATAAATCATGGTTATGGTGGTAATGAGCAAATACAAATTGATACTGCGTCAGCAACTGGTGGTATTTCTTCAGCAAATATCCAAGGATTAAGACAGGTTGCAGATATAATTGATGAAAATACCTACACTGTAACAGCAGGTGCAGCCGCTACCTCTTCAGAGGATGGCGGCGGTAGAGTTGTTATAAGGGCTTCTGGCTCAACAAACCAATGGGATGAGCAAGCCTTTTCTGCTATAAGAGGATATCCAGCGGCTGTTGCTTTTCATGAAAATAGGTTAGTGTTTGGTGGAACTCTTGCTGAACCAGATACAATTTTTATGTCTAAGATTGGTCAGTATTTTAATCACGATGTAGATGAAGGCGCTGATACAGATGCTATTATTTTAACTGCTGCAACTGGCAGGGTAAATGAAATACGATATTTAGTTTCTAATAGAGATTTGCAAGTATTTACTAACAGTGCTGAACTGTATGTTCCTACTTATTTAAATCAGGCAACAACGCCAACTAATGCACAAATAAGACAGCAAACTCCTTATGGCACTTCATTTGTAACTCCAGTGTCTGTTGACGGCGCTACTATATTTGCTCAGGCAAATGGCAGGATTATAAGAGAATATATTTATACTGACTCAGAAGATGCCTATACCTCTGTTCCTGTGTCAACGATAGCTAGTGATATCTTTGAGAGTCCTCCTAAGTATCTAGCTGTATCTCACAGCACATTTAATTTACCAGACTCATATGCGGCAATGACTTTGACAAACGGCGACCTCGCTGTGTTTTCTTCGAACAGAGTTGAGAAACGCGCAGCATGGACAACATTTACAACGAATGGTTTGTTTTCATCTGTTGTAGCTATTGAAGATAGAATCTTTGTAAATGCTTATGATAGCGAAAACAAATTGCAATTATGTGAGTTAAGAGAAAACATTGGTTTAGATTTTTATGTTTATGTTTCTGTATCCTCAAGTTTAGCTACGGTAAGTCCTTTGTATACTCATAATGATGTTGTGGATGTGCTTGGCTTCGATGGCACTAATATTGATTCATTAGGTTCATTTACTGTTAACTCTGCTAATAAAGTAGATTTAACTAATCATGCAGGTTATACGCACGTTTATGTTGGTAAAAAGTTTGATTCTAAAATCATTACAAATCCTGTTGACGCTACTCTTGGAGCAGGACCAGCAACAGGAGAAACGCGAGGTATAACAAACATAGTTGTAGATTTTAGAGACACTCGATCAGCTAAGGTAAATAACAAACCATTTATTGTTGAAGAAAGTTTTACTGGCAAAAGAGAGTTTAGATCTTTGGGGTATGAAAGAAACCCACAAATAACTATTGAACAAAACGATCCATTACCTATGCAGGTTAATGGTCTAGTAGCGGAGTTAATTGTCTAATGGAACCAACAACTATGATGGCAATATCAGGAGGAGTAAAGGCTCTTGGTTTTTTAATTCAAGGAATATCAGTTAAGAATGAAAATAGGCTTAAAGCTTTTAATATTGGCACAGAGTCTGTAATGGCTAAGGCACAAGGTCTAAGAGAAGGCCGTATGATGATAGAGCAGTTTGAAGATATCTACAAAAGTAATATTGCTTTTACTTTAACAAAATTAAATAGAAAAATTACTCCTGATTTAAAAGCAGCATTTGAAACAGATAGAGATAAAGTTGAAGATGCTGTTAAAGATGTTGATTTTATGACTTACATAAATGGACTTGGATACAAACAAGAAGCAGCAGCTACAAAACGTAAAGGTAAAGAGGCTTTGCTTGCTGGTTTATTAGGGGCTGGGCAAACTGGTTTAGAAACTTATCAAGATATGGAAGATACAAAGCGTAGGACTTTGTTAATTAAAAAATTAGGTAATCCAGAAGTATGAGCATAAAAAGAATAGAAAAAAAATCATTTCTTGGACCAATAAGAATAAACACTTCTTCTTCTGGAGCAAGTTCTGTTGGTGAACAGGTTGTTCGATTTGCTGACTCTCAAAGAGAAAGACACTATAAAGTAGCTGTTGCTGCTGCTGAAAACAGTGGCAAGCTTTTAGCTGCTGAAGCTGATCTAACATCAGTTACAAACATTGACCAAGATACTGGTAAATCAGAAATATTAAATCAGGCAATAAATTTAGGCACATTTCAAAAAGAAGCTTTTGAAGGTGCTGTTTTTTTAAGATTTAAAAATGCTGTTGAAGATAAGATAGCAAGTAAAGCTAGTCAATTAACTGCAAAATATGAAAATGAAAACAATGCTCCCGAATTATTTACTGAAGAATTTAGAAGCTTTTTAGATGGTTTAGGCCAAGATAGTAAAGGTTTCTATAAACAATACATAGTTGATCGAGGTGGCAATTATTTAGAAGCCAAAAGAACAGATTTAGAAGTAGCAAGAACAAGACGTATTTATGAAGAAACTGCTGAAGAAAAACAAAAGGGAATTGAAACAAGATCAGAATCATTTTTTAGATATGGTACAACATTAGATCATGCTTCATTTGTTAAAGAACTAAATAGATCATTAAATGATCTAGAAATTTATGAAAGAATTGGTGTAACAGACAAAAAAGAAATTAAAGAAGCGAGAAAAATATTTACGAAATCTGCAATTTCAGGTGCTTTAGCAAAACTATTAGAAGACCCTGATATTGCAATGAACGCTTCATCTATACTTCAATACTATCAAAGTATGGGTAGTAAACATTATTACAACACACTAAGCCCTGCTGCTAAAGATGCTGTAAAACAAATTAAAAATTTATATGGTAATTTTTATGGTCCAGAAGATTTTTTAGAGGTAGCAAATGATAATGATGCAGTTTTTAAAAATGCTATAAATATTGGAGCAACCTATCAAGAAATACAAAATGATAAATTTCAAAATTTAACAGATGCTATAAAAAATGCACAAGAAGATGCGGAAAATGCTGTTCTATTAGGTATTGATAAAACAACCACAAATATAATGGATTTAATTGCATCTGATGGATATAGAACTTTAGGTACAATAGGATCAATTACACAAATACAAGAACGAATAAAGCATTTAAACGACTTACCAACATTACTTAATTCTTCTGATGAACAAGATTTAACAAAACATAGAAAACTTAAAACTGAAATAGAAAATGCAAAAGATCAGATTGCAGAAGGTATTGTTGTAAAAATGATGCGAACTTCTGATGGAAGGCAAAATGCAGAACAAATTGCAAATATTTTTGAAAGTGGAGATTTTGCACAACTTGTTAATTACATGCCATCGTTGCAATTTAATTTATTTAATCAAGTAGCACAGAGTGATAATAAAAAATCTTTTCAAGACATTGCAACAGGTACAAAAGATAATGTAAAATTACAATTTAATGAAGCAGAGGCAGCTAAAGAAATACAAGCAGTTAATGAAGCTAATTATTTAAAAAGATTAGCGGCAAGTAATACTTCAAATCATGTAGAAATAGATTTATTGGCAAAAATTTTAGAAGATAAATACAAAAACTCTTCTAATAAAATTAAAAAGTTAATTGGTGAAGCTGTAAATAATGTGCAAGGACCAGTAAACAATAAATTAAAAGCTGCTCAAGCATTAGAGTTTAGCGCACAATCTGAACAAATTGCTTTTAATTCTGATACACAAAATTATTTACAAAATATTGATTTAGTTCAAAAAATGGGAAAAGATTTAAATATAGAAAAAGAAGCTATATCAATCGCAATCCAAGAAATATTCGATCAAACAGTATTAGAAAGATTTAGCATTGCTTTTACATCTAAACCAACACAACAAAAAATAAATTTTTTAACAGCATTAAAAGGTTTTGTTAATCCTGCTGGTGCAACTGTATCTCCTCAACTTGATTCTGGAATTAGAAAAGAAATTAATTCTCTTTTAAATGAAACTTATAATCTTGATGGTAAAATTTACAAAGTAAATCGAGACAAAGTTTTTAATCAAGTAACTAAAGCTCTTACGACTGAAAAAGAAGTATTAGCTGTTGATAATAAAATTGAACGAAAGAAAATTTTAAATTCTAATTTACAAAATGGAACATATAACCCTTCTTCGCATACAGACGCAGATGGAAGAAAAGAACTTATAAGTCATATTCAAGAAATGACAGGCTCTGCGATTGATCCAAGAATATACACTCTTTCGTTGCAAGAAATAGAACAAATGCCAGCAACGCAACGAGATGCAATACTGCAACAATATAAATTATTGCAAGATTCAGGTTCATTAACAGATCATTTTATTGATACTTATAATCAGTTAGATCGCGGCATTTTAAATGAAACTGAAATGGCTGAGTTTTTTAGAAACACAAGAGAATTAGCAATGACAGATGCTTCTGGTCGTTTAAATATGGGCAAAGCAGCATATGATTTGTTAGGATCAAAAAAAGCTACAAAGCTAAAAGCTTATTATCAAATATATAATTTCTATCCTGCGGCAAGTAGAAATGCTGAAATCTTAAATATAATAAGAAGCGCAAATCAAACTCCAATGACTAATGAAGAATTTAGAACAATAACAAAAACAAAAGGTCCGTATGAATTAATTGATAGTATAGCAACTATACCAGATCAAATTATTCAAGAATTTGTTCCTGCTGCTGAATTGTTAGCTCCTATTTATGGCGATGATTTAGAAACTGTTTTAACAAATATGATTGATGCTCGTTTTATAACGCATCCAAATATGTATTCTCCAATTACAGCTTCTTCTTTAGCACCTAATGATTTTGGAACTGATAAAAAACAAAATTTAGATCCATTATTTTATGCTGTTCAACAAAAAGTAAATCAAATAAATCAAGTTTTACCTGATG